AAGTGCTCCCATCGCATATGCTGTATAGAAACGATTCAGGCAGAGACCGAGCCTGCTCAAATTATTTGTAACGGTCAGAGAGGATGAATCGGTGATGGCTACATTGGTATAAGTACTACCATCCTCAGATGTGCTAAGACATCCTGCAATGAGTGTGCTCTTGGGAACAGCGTCAAGATATTGAATGTAATCATAAGGATTATCGACAACTTCTACATAATCTGTGAGTGCGTGTCCTTCGAGTGTTATCTTGACGGCGTCATCGCTTCCGTTCTCATAAGATATTGTGAAAGAGTTGACCACACATCCTGTAAGAACTCCTACAACATTATTTCCACCGTATGTGGTCATGCTGTTATTCTGTACAAAGCCCATGTCGAATGTTTTGATACCGTCATTCCTCTTATACCTGAACATCATCACGACCATTGCTGTCGTTCCGATGATCGTCTGATAGTGAGAGAACTCTGCATAAGTGAGAGTATTCTGAGGTGTGACCCCGTCTGTAGTAGAATATCCTACCGTGGTGGCTGTCGGAGATGTGATTACTGTTCCTGATGCGTCGGTGAATGTACTGGCCGATGTAATGGAGATTCCGTCTGACATAAAGACATTAGCCAACCACGTCACATACTGGGGAGCTATCAGTCCATCAATATTCCAATCGCACTCGTAAGTACCCTGTGACGCGATAGTGAACTCTCTGAATCCGATATCGTGATTGTAATTATTATTGTTATTCCTGCTCAGTGTAAGGCTCATTGCACCGCCAAACCTCTTAGTGAGTGACTGTACCGCTGTGGTAGGTGCCGTTCCCGTGGGAAGTTTGTTGATCGATTCGCCATTATTTCTGGTGAGATTTCCCCACCCTGTCGCCATTCTATATCCAGACATTTTATGCGCTCCATGTAAGATCGGGCAGTGGCAGGAAATACTTCTTTAAGGTATATGTCACGACCTGATGGTAGAAATTATACGTTTGCGTTATGCGCGTTTCACCTGCGAGAACTATGAGGTCCCAGTTATTACCGGGATACTTACGATGTACCGCGAGTATCCTTCTCACTTCGTTTTTAGCATTGATTGTGTCTGCTCTGTTCAGACCTCTCACATCAATCGCTACCTCTCTGAACAAACGTTCCGAGTCGTAGGATATCCCTTGAGGTGTGGAAGATTGGTCTCCGATATATACTTTGATAGCTACGGGGTTCTCTGTGAATTGATGACTTGCAACATCATTACCTTCATCGTAGTATATGTCAGGCTTCTTACCGCTGAGTTGCCAGTTCTTAGTAATCAACTGACCTATCATTACATCGTTATCGTTCTCGTATGCGTTCATTAGAAGAATCCTATCGCAAGGTCTTGCTGATGACCTTTAAGTATGTCTTTTATCTGCCATGTCCAATTGTTGACTGTCTCCGATTTGAGAGGGTCGAACTCAGGTGAGAGAGGGAACTTAGCTCTGTACCAATCTGTCATCACAATATGTTTACATGCAATGAGCTTAGCGCACATCTTGATATCTTCGGGAACGGATTTCTGTCCCCACCTGTATGTGACCTTAACCGAATCCTCTTTCTGGAAGAACCATTTCTTGACGAAGATTATTCCTTTCGTTTCATCTATCCAGATATTCTCTTCGGGTACTTCCACCCACTGCGTACCAAACTGTCTTACCAATACTCTATCCCCTTTGGAATAGTCGAACGGACGGACATTTTGTCTGTTAAGCGTGACAGGATATCCTTTGAGAAAGTAATCTCCTCCTGCAAAACTTTCGGTGAATCCTGCCCAGATGCCTGCGTATCCAATGCCGGGCAACGATGCAAAAGGAGCATTATGAATTTCATCTACCTCACGATTCTCTCTCCATGAAGTATGAGTCTGTTGATCTATGAAAGACTCTGCCTGCGTGACAAGGTCGCAGATGTAATCATATGAAGGGTAGGATGATATTGTAAGTATGAGAGGTGCAGCTTTATTTGTACGAAGTCCTAAGAAACGAACTACGTCTTGAGGGTCTGCATAGGTAGGAGGTGTGATACTTAAGAACCCGAGAGAACCCATTGAGAATGTGATGTCATGCTCTGTGCTGAGATTCTCGAACTCGAATCCTATCTTGACAACATACGTTGGATTGAAGTCTTTATCTTCTTCGCATGCATCTGCATTATACATCTGTACCTTTCCGATGTCCTTTCTCGATATTCCATATGTACGTTTCTTTCCGTCAATGTCTTCTGCGAAGAAAGATACTGCTACGAATAGAGCAGGTACAGGATTAAGCTTTACTTGAAATGATAAGATTGTCTCGTCTCCGAGCGACAGCCCATCACTTAAAGATTGATAAACAGTAAAATATGCCCCTTCCGCCATCGCAGGATACGCCACTGTAAGTCTGTCTCCGTTATCTTGAATAACGGTATTTGCTTCTGCTGTCGTATATGTTTCCTGTATAGGTTCGGTAATCTCGAACACCCATGGTTGAGATGTATCGGGATAGAATACGTAGGACATAAAACTAATTAGAATAATGTGATATTAAAAGAATTGGGGAAAAAGTTTACCATTGCTCTTTATATTCCAAAATTCTCTTGAACCAATCGGTAGGTTCTGTCGGTGAACAATAGTTGTACATCTCCTTTCCGTAATACAAATGTACTCCGAGAATGGGGAATGCTCCGGTAGGCTCTGCATAAAGATATTTCTTACCATCTATTGTATGTCCGAACCCAATCTTATCGCCTGTATATACAGCTGCGGCCAGATGTCCTGTCATACACACGACCTTAACATCCAATCCGCAATGATAACAGAGAGCTGCGTACAATAACGCGACATCTTCACAATCGGCATATCTTCTTCTCAGTGTATTGATAGGAAGAACCCACTGTTCGTTCTTACCATAATTATCTTTATCGTATTGATACCTTTTGGTCTGTTGTACGAATGCAAGAAGTGCTTCTGCTTTTGCTCTCGGTGTAAGTATCGACATCTGTCCATTCAGTTCGTCAGCTATCTTCTTGATAATGGGGTCATCTATTGTGGTGTACTGTCCAGATGTAGAACAAGCTGATGTCTTGGGGTACATCTTATAATAAGGAGATGATTCATAGTCGGGTTTTGATGCGAAATATAGTTTGAACTTGCAGACGCACCAAAGTGTCTTTTTGTGTATGTACGGAATGACCATGAATATTCCACCTAAAATAAGGAATACTACCAGCCCGACCAATACAATCCACAGAATCGCTTCGATCATGATGGTACATTTCTAAGGTGATATTAAAAAGGATGATAAACTGTGTTTTTATATCACATCATTTATCTTATACTCATGGTCCAATGGATTTGTACAGAGTGCGGAGCTATGTGCTCTGCCGATGTGTGCTGTGAAGGCGAGACTGTGGGGAGATGCGAATTATGCGGGCGCGAATATCTCATAGAAAGTGAATATCGCGTGGTATCCACTGTTTGTGATATGTCAGGAGAAATCATCTGATGAAATATATTCAGTTCCTCTCTTAGTAATGATGTACTCCCCGTGATTCATCCTCAAAAACTTCTTATCTATCAATGAGGAGACTGTCTCCTCTAATATTTTATTATCGATGTAGTAATAGTGAAGATAAAGATTGTAAGGTGGGAGAGATATCCCTTTGTCATTATAGATTTTGATCAGGTCTAGTATACCTGTTTCGAGCTTCTGTTCTCTGTTCATTTTTCAATCCCTCTTTAAAGCCCTCATAAGCTTGTTTTAACGCAATCGCAAATGCTAGAGGACAACTACCGCCCTGAGACACCGGAATGTCACCAGAGGCGCGCGCGACAGCATAAACAGGACATATTCCGCAACTGTTCAATTGGTCACATATTTCATCTATCGTTGCGCCCTTCTTGATAGCAAGTGATATCATACGCGATAGTCCTGTCATACAGTTAGCACATAATGCGGACTGTGACGGCTCTATATATGTACAATCTATCTCCCCTGTATCCTTATAGAAGTATACTAACATACGCATCTTACCGCAACCTGTGGTGAGTGTAAGACGTTTGCCTATCGTAGCGCGTTCTTCCATCACATCGCCCTCTTGAGATACCTAACTGCAGATGATGAATACGCCTTTCTCAATGAACCGGTGTTTATAGTTGGGTTCTTCTCCTCTTCTAAGATCGTAATGATGTTATCTTTGATGAACTCTTGATATGAGGATTTGAGGAACAAAGGGATGTACTTATCTGTCCAGCCCTCGGATTGCTCTTCCATGAATTTGTGATACTCTTTAGATATGAACTCTTGTGTGAGATACTTCTCGATAAGTTTATCTTCGTATGTAAGAGTTCTGCCTTTGTTCGGAGAACGTGATTTGGCTTTGAACTCCTCGCGAACTATCTTACCCCATGTAGTGCGCCCATAGACGTTCTTGTAATCGTATCTTTTTACTACGATACCTTCTCCTGCGCCTTTGTCGTCTTCTATCATCCAATTCTCTACTTCTGCTATTGCTTTAAGGTCATCAGTAGTAGGATTGCTGTACACACCTAAGCGTTTGATATAGTTTATGTTGCATTTATCGAATATAGGAGAATAGTAGTCGTAAGGCATGTAAGTCTTGGAGATATATTCTTTATCTTCGTTGCGTTGAGATTCATAAGATATAACATCGAATACATAGAAATTCCCCCAGACATCTTCCCTATATGTTCTGAGAGTGTGGGGCGTCATGTACTCTCCGAATAAACGGAGATTGGGGTGCGCTTTTACGAAGTCTACAAGTTGAGGATTTCTTGCTATACACGGCAGGAATTTGGTAGGGTCATAACCCTCGGAGATAATTTTATTGCGTGATGCGCACATTACTTTCTGCTTATCATCATCGAACCAAATACAGTGATTAGAACCATCTAATTTAGGGAAAACACTTACCTCTCCATCAAGCAATCCTTGAAGTTCTATATTATCTTCAAAGATGCGTTCTACGTGTTGGTATTTATCGAACATAATTTGGTATCGAAAAAGAGGTATTAAAGGTTTGTGTAAGAGCTTTATTGTCTTTTTGTTAACTTACGAACTAATGTATTCGACACATCTTCAATGGTTAATAATGAAAAACTGTTAGTTCGGTGATTTTGTAAATTAAAAAAAGAAAGAGGGGGGTTGCCCCCTGTTTTGCTTATGAAAGGTGTATAATCTTTCCAAGACCCTTGAAACTCATGCTTCCAGAAACCTGAGTCTCTCCGAGTTTGTTGAAATCTGCCAGTCTGACATACTGGTTATTTACGATGCTGTTATCGGAAACAGTAATCATAGGCTGCCTGAGAACACCCATATACAGAGCATCCTGATTGATCATATAGATACGTCCGACACCGCTATCAGCATCTGCTGCAGTTCCGCCATTGACCTGGAGATCAGGTACGAGAGGTACACCGTTATAAGTAGATACCTGGAATCCTGCTCCGCGTCCTTCTACTGTGGACACACCGTTGACGCCGGTCTGAACGAATTCTGAGCCGATGAAACGCTGGAGGGGATTAACAAGTCCCTGAATCTTCTGAATAGTATCGTATCTGGTAATGACTGTTTTTCCTGAAGAACGGTTATTCTCCCAATAAGGCATTACACCCATGAACATACTGTCGAGCATGTCGATAGTGAGAGGCCTGAGTGTTGCAGCTCCTGATGTGGTGCCTGTTGTGTAGTTAGAGTCTACGTAACAGTCGAAGCTGGAGTTCTGAACGAATCCAGTTGCAGAGGGGTCACGATAGGTTGCCATCTGTGAATTAGAACCTGCGTATTCAGGATCTGCTACCCAAGGAACTGCGTATCCGTTAGGGAGGAATGTTGCCTCAGTACCATTGGAGATAATCCTGTCAATGGATTCGAATCCTACACGTTCGCTGGTCTGTGTGGTTCCTGTAACGCCAATAGGTGCGTTTCCGTTACCTACGATGGGCGCGTCCTCGATACGTCTGAGAAGGTCATTGTTCTGTGACCACATCCAGGTCTCTCCTTCTGCTTTGAAGAACTGTTCCCATGTGGTGATATCATCGATATTCTTATCTCCGATCTCCATCGCACCAAGGGTCATAAGTCTCCTTATTGCAGAAAGCTTGTAAGGCATTTCAACCTGTGCGTAAGTTCCAAGCGTGGCCGCAGTAGGATATCCACCTCTCACGATACCAGTAGAATCACCCTTACCGAGTGAAAGTGATACCTGGAATCTCTGACCTGTCTTGTAAGGTTTCTCACCGAGCACAGCCATAGTGTTGTGCTTCATGTAAGGCAACAGGTGGAGCATTGGTCCGTAAATTGCATTCGCTGCACCGGTGGTAGAGATCGAAATTCCTGCACCGGCTGATTTCATTGCGTCATAAGACTGGGCATCCTTTCCCCATGAAAGGTTATTGACCGCATCCATGGTGGAACCCATCTGAAAGAGTCCGTCATTTGTTATTCCATATGCCATTTTAGCATCTCCTCATATATTCTAAAATTGTTTCAGGTGTTTGTTTTCCACTCATTTCTACCAATTCCATAGCTGAATAGGTCTTGATCGAATCTGCGCCGATAGGGTCATTGGACACGACTACATCAGTAGGCTTTACGATGACCACTTCTGCTTTGTCTGATTTGATAGAAACTTCGGAGGAAATAGAACCCTGTGTTCCCGCATAAGATACGGTCACACCTTCTGCTTTAAGAGCATCAAGTCTGGCGTAATATGCATCGAAAGAGTCAGGGTCTGCCTTGAGAGCAGGAGCTTCATCGGCTTCAGCTTTCATTTCGCATCCTTTTTCGGATTCCGTTGCTTCGGGTATCTTTCCGTCAATTACCTCTTCCTTTTCGCTTTTAACGATAGGTGACTCGCCTGCATCGGATGTTTCTTCCTTTACAGACATTATTGTCTCGGTAACGCCCTGAATGGATTCCCCTTTCTCGGCATCCTTCTCCTCTTTCTTCTTCTCGAAAGGCGGAGCTTCTTTGGATTCTTCTTTAGGCTTTTCTTCGGTCTTTTCCTCGGTCTTGCCGTCTTCGGATTTGTCCTCGGTGGTCTCTTCTTCCTTCTTTTCCTCTTCGTCATCGCCTTTCGGCTCTTCTTCGGAATCGGAAGTCTCTTTGACCTCTTCTTTCTCTTCGCCTTCGACACCTTCGGGCATCTCTTTCTCTTCGACCTCTTCGACCTCTTTCTCCTCTGCCCCTGCCCCCAGAGCAGGAATTTCCTCGTTGCCGGGAGCAGAGATGCCCTCGATAGCGTCAGAAACGGCCTCCGAGATAGACTGCTGAGAACCGCCCTGAACCGCGAGAGAAGAGTTGATTCCCTTTATGGTTGCGACCAGCATATCGATCTTGGTGTTAAGTGCAGCGAGGATAGTGTAGGCATTGGCCGAAGAAGAAGCGATATCAAATTCTTCTTTGGTCGCATCTTCGGTAACTGTTTCGGTTACTTCGGATTTGACCGCATCAGGATCAGACATACCCTTAGTAGGCATTTCTGCCTCTTTTGTATCTACTTCTTCGTTCATACTTTCATTCTCCTTTGTAAGGTTCTTGCGTGCTTTCAGTTCTAAAATCATCAGTACGAATTCCTTACCCATTGTGGATGACATGAACCTGTCAACAGATTCCGTGTCATATTTCCGAATTGCAGTGGCTATCGCTGTGACGATAGCTTGCAGTTTTGGAGTGCTAAGACTTCTGAGTCTGTTCACATCGACATCTTCATCTGTAAGGTCTAATTGATCTGACCCTATGTTACGAAGTTCTGTCTCGTGATTTCTGGTGATATCGTGACATCCTACTATGCCTGCATGCTCATGCTGACCTGCCGGACAATCACCTTTCTTTGCATCCTCTTCTACGGGGACGAAGTCTCTGAATCCCTGTAAATACAATCTATACAGAATGCGTGCGTGGTCAGCCTCGTCATTGATTATCTCATTGAACTGAGAGATGACTTTATCTTTGTTCTCAGAAGAGAGTTCTTCCGAGTTCTTTATTTTAGATATTGCGAGATTGTAACCGTCAATAGCTTCCAACTCGTCAAGGATAAGCGACATAACGTCCTTATCATCAACATCCCCGAGAGTGTCTCTGAACAAAATGGTCTGTGATGGCACGGAATCGGGGTTTAAATCGAAAAGTATCTGTGAGAGGTATTCCTCACCGTAATATGACCTTATTAGCTCCTGCGCCCGTTCAAGGTCGGTTCCTGAGAGTTCTATGCCCTCACCGAACCAAAGGGTCTCGATATTGTATTTTTCTTCGAGTTCCTCTTTGAAAGCTTTATATTTGAGCTTGATAGGACATTCGCCTGTATCGTGATATGCTTTAAACGCAAGATTAACAGTAGTATCGAGATATTTGACCTTAGAATCATCGCCCTCTCCCTGTGGGATGTGAAGTGATAACACACCTGTACGTGGGTTGGCTCCTTTCTGCACGTTGGAGACTTCGAACCATTGAAGAGGCTCAAGTTTGTTATGACATTCTGTCTCTGAACATTCTCTTTCCCTCTTGACAGATGAACCTATCGAGAACTCGTTCCTGCCGTTGAGGAAATAGGCCCATTCTCTGTCGTACGTGTATCCACCACGATAGAAGTTACCGTACGCTATGATCGAGGGCTGACCTGTCTTGGGGTCTTCGCCTTTCTCAATATTCCAAATAGTGTATGCAGGAACAGATGTATGTTGTGCCTGTCCCATTCCCCCATCTATCAGAAATGCTTTCTTGAATCTAAGATAATCGTCTACGTATGCTATCTCGTTATCTGAATCTATGACTTGGGCTGTAACCTGAGCCATGAATGAACGGGATGAATCTACATCCATACAATGTTGCCATGCTGAGATGCTTGCTCTGTCGTAGTCTGTGAACTCGGGGTCGATAATGGGCTCTTTATCATGGTCTGCTTTCAATTGAGCGAGTGCAATATTATACTGCTCCATCCATATGACCTGGTCTTCGACAGAGAATGCCTTACGCACTGCTGACGGAAGTTCTTCAATAGTTTCGTAACTCATAATACCGACCCTCCGTTCTTAGCAATTGCATCTATCAACCTTGCGATTGTATCCACAGAAACGGTGTAATTTAAGGATTTGGTTGCATCCTCCACTGCGTCCTGCGGTGCAAAGGTCTTTGAAGGCTCATTGGGCTTATCCATAAGGTCTGATGGTGAACGTTTCCATCTCATTGAACTATCGGGGTCTGCCGTGGAATTATTAGTATTGTCTCCATCTTTGAGCATGTTATCCGTAAGTGCTTTGATTGGGTCGTAACTGCGAGGTGTTGCAGATACTTCGATGACACCATCTTGCTGAGAGATTATCTCGAATCCCATCTGTTGAAGGAGAAGCGCATTCTGATAACGCTTGTTGCGTTCATCCTCTTCATCTTTAGACTGTCCGTCAGGAGGCTCTACAAGTCTGAGATCCCAATCTGTAATCTGAGGATATTTAGACAGAATGAATGCAAAGAGAGCATTGACTTTTTTACGCACCGCATTGAGAGTACGGTCAAGGATAGCTATCTGATGCTGTTCGTTTGCGTTACCTTTCATAGAGTTGATGTCACCGATAGCGAGACCGGGAATACCGAAGATAGACGCAATACGCTCTTTAAGAGCATCCATGACAGTAATCATCTGCTGTGTGGGGTTATCGCTGAATGGTATCCATTTCGCCACATTCAGCCTATCTTGAGCCGGAGGAATACCCAACATAGGCATTGAATATGGATCGGATTTCATCTGCACTTCGACTGAACGTTTGACCGTAGCAAACGCATCGGGTGCGATACCTGAAATGACAAAAATACCTTGGGGGTGTCCTGTGGTATAATATTTTTCCAAACGGAGGGAGGCTGCTATCCATGCCTTTATCTCAGTTGCGATAAGCATAGAGAGAGGCAATCCATAGTTGATAGAGGTCACACCATAAGTGGTGGTGAATATCTCCTGTTCCGCATAATAAGCTCCGTCGCCTTGTCCTGTAAGGTCTTCAGACATACACCATCTTGCGGGGTATATCTTATGGCCGGTCAGAGGTTCGTATCCTGTATCCTTGATAACACCCTCCATCATAACAGCCTTATTCCTCTCGAAGATGCAGAATCCCGTTCCGTCTCCGGGCTGTCCACGTTCATCGTAGATCATTCTTGCCGATGCAGGTGCTACGGGTATGAACTCTTGGGGTATTTCGTCTGATATCAATCCATGTTTGTCTGCAATGTAAACAGATTTGCACAGAATGACCGGTTGATTGTAAGTGAGCAACAGTGTGATATACGATGTTGCCAACATCTCCAAATCCCATCCGTACTTATTCACTTTGTCTAAAAGAGAACCGCCTTCCCAATTAGTAAGGATCTTTTGCTGTGTAACGTCTGGTTTTATGAATCTGCCTTGGAATCCGCATACAGAACATTTAGTGACCGATTTAGGAAATTGTGTACTACATTTAGGACACTTGGAATTAAATTTGGGAACCCATTCATATCCTCTGCGAACGGTTTCGGTTGATATCCTAATGATAGATGTGGAAAGGACTGAACAATTGTAGAAGTAATATGATGCCATTCTGTACAGGGCTGAGAAATAGGATGAATCTTTGTACTTGTAATCGAGATTCTTGGGTGCGGGAATATTGACCAGAGTTGTATCCAGTCCGCTGTCAGCGATGTTATTCACTCTCTGTGAGGGCAATGCTAAGCTGTTCGGTTTGGATTGGAACGGAGCATACGAGATCATGTCCGCATCTTTGACCGCGTCCTCGGAACTGAAAAGAGAATAAATTGGCATCTAAGACTATCTTAGATACCGATGATATTAAAAGAATTTGATTGTCAGAGCTTCGGTGTATCGAAAATGTCATAGGAAACAGCGAATTGACCTAATGCATATGTCAATGCTCCGTTGCCCATCTCGATGCCATCCACTAGCATCTTGTGATAGGCTTCTTGCGCCTCTCCGATATCGTACCTGTCCTTTTCAGAGACAAGTACCTGACCATAAGTAGCAAAGAACTTCTTGGCAGCTCTTGCATCTCCTACGGCATCGGGAATGCGCCCTATCCAATAATGCTCTGTCGAAATGAATTTGTATTTATATTCCTTTGCGATAACAGCTCCGAGACAATCTATTGTCCTGATGATGCTGGATTCAATTGGTTTCTTAGCGATAATATACTTCACCATCTCACCTTCTTCTTGGGGAACTTCCTCTTCAGATATAATTCTTTCCACGTTCTGCTCATTTGAGCGCGTTATGTCGAAGATCATCTTCTGTACACTCCATATTTGACCATTTCGCCTATCGGACTCAACGTATGACAGATATTGCACTCCAACGGAGGATACCCTGTCGCATAACGTGTTCCGCATCTTGGGCAAACCCAATCATTATCTGTTATAAACTCCCCGAAATTATCTAGATATGTCTTTTGCCATATCTCTGCAATGGGAATGTGCGCATAATGAAAATCACCGGTGTGAACATGAGATAAAGTATCCTGACGATAATCGTCTTCGATAGTTCTTCTCCTCTTATTCTCTGCCTGAAACGTTCTAACAATCGCTTTATCCATCGCTTCATCATCAACTCTGCGCGGACTGCTGAATTCGGGAATATTTGCCACTTTAGACACCTTTCTTTTTGACCGAATTAGCCTTTTCGACCGCGGCTTGCTTTTTCAGGGCATAATCATAGCTGTTTTCCTTATTTACAGCCATTACGACATCAGATTCAGTCATATATTCCCCACAATTCGGACAAACCATGTTGAGAAGGTATTCAGGGTTGTAAATGCGATTGCAATTTGGACAAAGAATCGCATTAGAGTACGCCTGAATGACGTTTACGGTCTCCATGATGGTATCAAGATGGGAGATGTTATTTAAAGAGAGGGGATTGAACCCCTCAGTTTCATTCGATCTTTCTGAAAAGCTGATAGGAAAGCAGGCAATTCTCACAATCCATGTTCGTTGCATCGCTACGAAGCTTGCAATCGGGACACGAATCGGAGGAAATCCTGATGTCCTCATACATTCCGCAGAAGAGACTTCCGATAACAGGCACATAAGTGCCGTTTGAATTGTTTTGATTGCTTGGAGAGATACATTCGGAATTGGAAATCTCTTCATCTGTCTCGTCAAATGGTATAAGGTCCTCGAATGAGGGAAGTTCAGCATACTTGCACACATGGAAACCGTCTTTCTGGACATAGAACCATACTTTCTGCTGGACAGTCCTGCCGGTATCTGGAGAGATGACCTGTTTATCTCCGCATCCGAAGCAATATCTTCCCATAGGAAGGTTCACTTCGACATCCAGAGGCTTTGTACAGGGTGCTCTGTCTTCCTTCTGCGCATATTCGATGAAACTTCTCTCACCGTCCATGCATTGAAGCCAATATGTTCTTTTCGTAGGTGCAAGCAATTCGGCATCCTGTGCCGAGATATACCATCTTGATTGGACTCTGCCTTTCATAGTTATCAATCCTCAATGCCACTCGAAGTATTTATACTCTTCGATGCCTTCTTGTCGCATATTCCCTTGTCCAAAAGTTCAACGACGCACTCGCCTGTAGCTCTGGTATTGCTTTTCTCAAGACGAATGACCCTTGTTCCTGCTTTCCCCTTTCTGATGCCGATGCGTATCGCACAGTTATGCCCCAGCACCAATCCACCGACAGGCTGAGAGTCTGCCATAAACATACCTGCATCGGGATTTGCGGACATTTGGTTAGTACAGATGATAACTGCCTTGTGATTCTTTGCGAACTGCTTGAGAGATGTCAGATGTTTGTTGAGAAGTCCCTGTCTTTCGGGAAGAATCTGTCTACCGCCAGCAAAGTCTGCTCTGAATGTAGCAATGACCGAATCCACCACGATCAGCTTGATATTGAGCTTAGAGGAGACCTCATTGACCTTATCCATGACCAGAACCTGTTGAGCCGCGCTCACTACACGTATGCAGTGAATACGTGACAATACTTTATCGGTGTCGAGCTTACGTGCGTCAGATATCTCTTTTATCCTTTTGGCTGAGAAAGTACCTTCGGTGTCGATATACATCACATCTCCGTCAAGCCCACCCTCCGATATAGGTAAAGTAGCCATAACCGATGCCGTGAATACTGCTTGTGTCTTGCCTACGCCGTCTTTAGCGTGAATCTCAGTGATAAGACCTATCGGGTATCCTCCTCCGATAAGTTCATCGAATTGGGCACTGCCGGTGCTTAGGAATATGGAGTCGTTCTCCTCTTTCAATCTCTCGGTAGCATCAACGATCTCTCCGAAATCGCATAGAGGACGGGCACTCTGTTGAAGTGTCTCCACTGCTTTCTTTGCGAATCCTGTCCTATCCATCAATTCCCCGACAGGCATTGCGGCCAATTGTTCTACCGAATAAATCTGGGCGTTATAGAGCTTCTCCGCCTGAACTGCTCCCACCCCCTTCACTCTCATTAGGTCATTCAAGATCAGGTTTTGGTCTACGCTTGCTTCTGTATCCAGATTTTGCGTTTGGATGCTGTTTTCTTCTATTTTCTTCGTCATAGTCTGCGCGAACTCCTGCAAATAATGCAACACTTTGAATTGTGTAGGGTGATAAAGTACATAACACTTTCTCAATTCCCACATCTTTTGAGTAGAGGTAGGTCTTGTAATCGCAATATTTAAGCGTTAGTTTTAACGTGGCCTTTGAATTGCGATGCAACATTGTGAATTCATTGAGAGCAATACATTGAATCGCAGCCACTTCCGCCTCCGTTACGTAGAAGTATTTGTCGATGTTCTTCAATGCTTGCCTCTTTGCCTCAATGATACTAGAGCCTACCCCGATCAATCTGGGAAGATAACCGTTCATAGACTCCACCATCATGCAGTAGTAAAGTTCATCCCAATTAGGTACGTGCATGTGTGACAGAGACCGCATTGCGATAATTCACCCCCTCTGTATCATCTTTTGAGTATGAATCCCTCGAATCAAGGTCACGATACCTCTTCGTACTCTTTTCCCATTCCAACCCATACAGTCTATCCAGCTCCCCTGGTAGAGTTCTGGCGGTTATCTGATAGTTCATTCCGTCCCTCGTGAAGTATTCGGACTCGAAGTCATGTATCTTTTGTAGCATGACCCTCGGAGATATCTGTGTCGGAGTGGACAACAGCCATGAGCGTACATCTTCTCTGGTCTGCAATCCTTCGACCTCTTCCATCCAGAAGGATACTACGGAATTGCTCGCTCCCTTTGCGATGCTGATTGTCGCTGTATTCCTAATGATCTCTTTGCGCTTGCATACACGCCTGTAAGCCAATAATGCCTCTTTGGTCATCCAAGCTGCAAATTCATCGGTACACCATGCTTTATATGTAGTGTCGTCAATCTTTCCACCGGCTGTACGAATGACGCGGAAACGTCTGTCCACTCCAGAATCAAGTTTGAAGTTGGGGCGATCGTTGGATGTCATGTATACCATAGGCTTCTCATTGGCTTGAACGATGAAACCTTCCTTACCTTTGGGATTAATGTGGTATGGCGTTGCCGACGTGAGTTTTTTGAGTTCGTTAAATGCGAAGTCGGATAAAGTTCCCCCTTTGACCTCGTCAACGAGAATAAGGTTCTTAAAAGCGTAACTGAGATTGAAGTTCGATGTCTCTTTCTGAGGTAATCCATTAGGGCTCGCTCTCTCTCCCAGCAGTTTGTACAAAACATTTCCGATATGAGTCTTACCCGACCCACCCTCACCGTACACGTATAAAATAGGTGCGAACTGTCTCGCCCTATCGAATAGAAAACATCCTATACACTCCATCAGAACTTTGTAATCGTCCTCTTGAGGCATCATCTCAAATAAATGTAAAGCACCCTCAGGAATATCTTCGGGATGCTGGAGATACTTTAATACGTCAGAGGAATGTATGTTAAGCTTCTCTGTGGTAAAGTATCTGGGGTCTCCGTGGTCTGTTATCTCTAATTCCTCGGCATTGAGATCAACTACACCGTCAAGAAAACAGGCAATGTTAGGAGGTGTCTTCTCCAAGCCCGAAGTAAAGTTAGCTAACCCCACATTCTTCTCGATCTCTCTCCATGTCGCTAAGGAGATTACAGATACGCCTTCTGCTCTCGCTCTTGCGAATATCTCGGACTCCATCTCATAAATAGGAACTTCGCGGTAAGCAACACCATCGAAGACATAGGTCTTGCCGGACTTTGGTTCGGTGTAGCATACATCCGAGTACTGCTCTATGACCTTCCCTACATTGAGAACGGGCCTTCCGTGCATGTTTATCTGCGTTATGCGAGTGTCTTCATCCTTTGAAGCGAAATCGTATATCATCTGCAGACCTCTATAAGATTGCTTTCTGTTTGTTTTGTATGCGAGGTCATGTTTTGTCTCATATGGCGAAGATACGCACGCAATTATATATACTTTATTATAAGGGGATGGCTTCTCGTAGTGGGGTGGTTCCTTCCTTAATAATAATTATATTACGCTTTTTGTTTTTTTAATTTATTTAGTTTTACTTTAGTTAGTAATATATCTAGTATTCTTTCTTATGTAATGTTTATGTGTGTGTGTGCGTGAAAGTAAAGTAGTAAGGTAAACTTTATTAGACTCTTTTATATAATATATATGTAATAGTTATCTTTATACTTTTGAACATTTTACTGAAAAAGCATTTCCCTCTCCATCCTACCTAGAAAAACCCTATCTTAAGCGGTCTGTGGAAACATTTATATACTTTACAAGCGATAGAGATTTTGCTGTGAGATGCTTACAGCGGGAAGGATAGGCATATGTTCGAAGCTCCGTTAAGTTTACACTGAACGTCTACGAACCTCTATGCCGGTTCGCTGTGAGATGCTTACAGCGGGAAGGATAGGGTTTCCGCGTTACTCTACGTGGACTCTTATTTCATACATGTCTTTGTCTTTCGTCCCTATCCTTCTCAATCTCCTGTCCCATAGAAATATGGGCGGTGTGGAGTAAGGTAGTTCCGCAGACGCTTCACGCCACACATAATTTTTATATCACCACCTTTTTAACGAGTTCTGAGGAATCTTAAATGAGCGAACTACTCATAGAAGCGATTTGCGTGGTCATCGGAATGATCTTCGCAGGCGTCATTACATATTTCGTATTTTCCGGCAAAGAATCTGCTGTAAGGGCCGCGGTCTCTGAGGCCAAGTCCTTCATGGAGGATTACGGAGACGCACTCAAGGAATATGATAAGGACCTTTACAATAAAGCAGTGGCTGCGATAGGTATTGCAGACGACGCACTCGCAGACGGTAAACTTACTCTCATGGAGATAATTCAGATCGCCACAGCATTTGGATATGTGTTCAAGCGCGTATACGAACTGTACGATCAGGGTGAGCTTATCACCGGTGGGAACAAGGATGAAGAGTCCGCTGTGATCGCATAAGACTACAGACGGGGGGCTGTCTCCCCCCATTAATATGGCCACAGGTATAGACACTCTCTTCGAGTTGGGTCTGCTTGTTCTCGTGATTCCTTTCTTTAGGTGTTTAATAAACGATGTCCAAAAGCAGGTCGTAGACAAGTTCATGCCTGGTATCGCGGACAGCGAGTTCAGAACACTGATAGACAAGGTATTCGAGGCAGGATACTCATTGTTGAGATTACTGACGAAAAGATAAACCTTTTATACCTTTGAACTCATACACTACTCGATGTCAGAAATAACATTCAAAGTGAAAAAAGATTTTCTTAAAAACCTTATGACCGCAGTGATACCTGTTTCTAACGAGGTCTGTATCAACTTTACTTGCGATGGGTTCAGCATTATGCAGAGCGATATCGTTCGCGGTATGATGGTGTCTCTGTTCGTATCGAAGGATGCGGTAGACAACTATTTCTGTGACGAGAACAGAACCATAGGGATGGAATTGAACGCTGTACAAAAAGCAGTGAAGTCCTGTTCGGAAGATGTTCTCATTGTCATACCTACTGATGGTCCGAAAGAAGGTTTGGTAACGTTTATAAGCGGTAAGTTCAAATGGACAACCGACACGATCAGTACAGACGGATTTAATAACGTCATTTTCAAAAAAGAACCTCCGATAGAACCACCCTACGCTGTAGAAATAGCCACAAAAGACCTGACACAGTTCATGTCTAATAAAGCACTCTTCAAAGATGTTCAATCGGTCAGATTCAATGCAAATCCCGATGGTCTGGAACTTACTATGGCAGAAAATGAAAGGAAACAATGTTCTCAAGTATTAGCAACCTCCTTTAATGACGTAGATACAGACAAAGTAATATCCACTTTCTCCAGAGAATATGCAGAAATATTGGCATCTGTTCTGACTGCATCTATCAATGGAAGCTCGAAGTTGTATTTAGGTATCGACTACCCCCTTAAGGCTGAAATAAACATCTCTGATAGCGTAACAATTAAATATTACATAGCTCCATGGGTTTCATCAGATTGAGATGACCGATACATACATCGTGACCATTGAAGGCCATGCGAAAGAGACAAATCTTAATGAGCTAATAGTGCAGACCAGATTCGACAAATTAGAGGATGCTGAGTCTTTCATTAAAAAGTTCTTCGGAGATGAAAAACAGATGCTTGATTATGCAAAGTATGGAATTACTAGCATGAATTGCAGCATTGATAAAGACCCAGGCAAGTATATTTCGATAAGACAGATGCTCGTTCCGCTGGTCTGACCGCAACCTATTTATACCTATAAACCATTTACCTATTTATGACAAAAATAAAGTCTGTAATAGATGAACTTCCGAATGAGATGCTCGTTACCCAAGGCAACCAAAAGTTCATCAAATATGCAGGTTTGCAGTTCCTTGTAGATCAGATCGGTGTTTTCAAATGTCGTTTGAGAGATGTCACAATAGATTACAACAAGGAGATAATCTATGAATGTGAAGGATATCTTGTACCTTCGATGTCTTATCTTAAATCCAAAGATATCGATCCTGCAACATATCCGCCCGAACTTCTCAAAATGCTTGAGTTGCCCGTAATCACAAGAGGCACATCATCCGATGCAAACACAAGAGAGAACCTTCGTAAGTACAAAGTCGAGATGGCATCTACGAGAGCAGTGGTAAGGTGCATGCGTTTGATTTCCGGCTGTCCTTACACTGGGGTGGACGAGCTTCCTGACAGCGATACAGCAATGACCACATACAAGAAGATAGAATCATCTATGAGTATCAAATCAGCTACAGACATTCTCAAAGACGAGAACGCAATGCTGCCCAGAGAGCAGTGTCTAAACATCATTGATGATATGAAGTCTAAGAATGTAAGTATTGCAAAGGAGCTTGTGAAGTATCTTGATAGTGTCGGTGCAGGCATGAAGTCGAATCTGACAGATGCACAGCTTAATGAGTTCGTGAAGAAGATCACCACACAGTGATAATATGAACCCATTCAAGAAAGAGATATATTACATATCTGCCAACAAACTTTCAATGGGCATCAACTGCCCTTTCAAATTGTATTTGAATCTGTGTCACGTTCAGCCTAAACACTTCGATAATAAATATACTAGTGCAGGCTCTGCAGTGCACAAGTATATGGAAGATATGTTCACAGAAGGTGCACACGACTTCGATTACTACGTCAATGGAATGTATCAGCCCGAAGAAAACCGTCCATTATATGTCGTTCCCGAAGAGATGTATGATCGTGTCAAGACCTGCATTTCCAATGGAACAAAATGGTTTAACGGGTATTCCTTCGACTGTGAGAAACCATTCAATGTCGAGTTAAAAACACCTAAAGGCAGAAAGGTCATGCTTAATGGGTTCATAGATGCTATCAATGATGAAGTGATATATGATTGGAAGACCGGCAAGAAGGTCACTACAAAGGACGATTACAAGCGTCAGGCCGCTGTATACTACTACGTGGCAGAACCCAAGCGCAAAGTGATATTCAAATCCCTTCTGGATGGTTCCGAGTTCACAGTAACGAAACAGCACCCTAATTATATTCCATCTCTCTGCGACCAATACATAGACCGTCTAGAGATGCATGAGTTCGACAGGAACATTAATGCATTATGTAGATTCTGTGAATTTAGAACAGAGTATTGTTACAGCGGTGCAGAGTATGATTATTTCCCATTGGAGATACATGAATTAATCAAGAGGTAATTACATGGGTGTATTAAAGTGTACATGCGGAGGGATCTTCGCCAAGTCAAAAGACCTAGATGGATTGGTGTGCAATCGTTGCAACGCATTCATCTCAGGCGATACAAATAAAATAGAGAATATAGATGTCTCTTCATCTATGGCAGACCTTTATAGTGAAGATCGTGCTAAGAGTATGCGCGGAGTACCTGTCGAGAAATATACATTAGGCAGCGAATCCAAGGGACGTATCGAGATAATCGTACCCATATACGCCAGCGAGGAGGAACGCTCTCTTCTTATTGAAAGAGGAGTAGCTACCATGGAGAAGATTCTTTCACAGGTCAAAGACAGAGAGTTAGACATATTCTCAAACAGAAAGTGAGGCAGTAAAATGTATCTAGTAATATCAGACAATAGATTTCTCGTACCAACTGACATTCAATATTGGAAGGACGAAACATATCTTGTAAGTACTAATGAGAAAGCATATGCAATCCCCTCTAAGGATATTTTCGAGGTAGATGAACACGATTTCATAAGAATTGTATCCGAAGCAACATATGGACATCAGTTCAGAAATATCGAAATGAGAGACCTATCTCCTCAAAAGAACAATATATCTTTTCACGTGGCACCGGGCGGACTGGTCTATAAAAGGTTATTCAGAAAGACCGTAGCATCTCTCTTCATTATTCCGCCAGATTTCGGAAACGTCACAAAACCTGTGATATTCGACAATCAATTAGATAACACAATCTATATAGCGCACACAAAGATTAATAATGAGCTTGCATCTACATACACAGAAATATTAAAAGTACTGGATGATGCATCACAGCCTCTCACGACAAGAGAGATCGCGATCAAGATGGGAAAGGGAGACAAGATTCCCAACACATGTTCAAGAATGACAGAACTTAGAGATAAGGGGCTAGTCAAAGCTGATAAAAATGGCTTGATCCTCAGATGGAAGATAGTGAGATAAATGGAACTGTACGATTGGCAGAAAGAGTCCTTCGACCTTTGGGCAGATAATAACTTCAGGGGGGTCATTCAAGCAGTTACCGGTGCAGGTAAGACAACAGCAGCATGCGACTGTATCCGCAAGTACAAGATGCTTGAACCTGATGCAGTGATATGGGTTGTAACAGATTACAATGACCTCAGAGCGCAATGGACGGAAGAGCCAATCATAAAACAGTTCGATATAAAGGTCATGCTGTATTTATCTGCTGTCGGAGAGTATGACAGGCTTAGCAGATTGGGAGAGGTCGATAAACTCCCCAATCTTCTCGTAATAGACGAATGCCACCACCTAGAAGCCCCTAAGTGGGGACAGATAGTCGAGAAGGATGTCAAGCACGTCTTAGGGCTGTCAGCGACTCCTGGAGAGGCTTACAGGCGCGTAGGGCCGATTCTGCAGAAGATAGGATATGACAAGGCGAACATAGCACCAAGCGAAGTTCATCTTATCCTATTCCCTCTGACAGATAAACAGCAGAGCAAATACCTTTCAAAGACCAGAGCAATGGAAAACTATCTTAGAGAATCCAATCCATACGCTACATTCTATAACGACCCAAATTATATGAGGATGTCCGTTTATAGAAAGGCGTTCTTGGATGCACTACCTCAGAGGATGGAGATTGCACTGGAAATATTGAAGAACAATGTGGGAAAAAGAGCTATCGTGTTCTTTTCTAAGAGCAAACAAGTAATGGCGTTCAGTGAGATGCTTGAAAATGCAGGACTCTCATACGCAATTCATATTTCTCGCAGAAAAGAGATCGAGAAGTTCAAAGATCATACTGTAAATATTTTACTCTGTATCAACATGGTGGCAACAGGGTTCTCAGACCCTACAATCGATTTGGGAATAATGGTGTCATATAATCAGTCGAAACGCGATAACATTCAGCGTACCGGCAGAGTATTGAGATATAGGGAAGGTAAGACCGCACAGGTGTTCTATCCTGTTGCTATCGGTACGACAGACGAAACTATCGTAAAGAATAGGAACAGCATATTCCCTGACGATTCAGTAAGAGTGGAGAAATGGAAATGACAGATTTTAAAGGAATATTGGAAGTCATAGATGGAATGGATGATGCAACTAAGCTGATATATCTCACAGAGGTAATCATTGATGCCAAAGGTATTATCGACAATTGTGAGCCTATCAGAGCAGACCTTGCACAGATGATGTATGATCGCGGAGAGGTAGAACTCGGAGATGGGAGATACATCAAGATGACACAGAGACGCACCAAGAAAGTAGACGTAGAGCAACTCAAAATGTCTGACAATAATTTATATATGAGATTGGCAGAAGACGGGTTGCTTACAGTTCCTTCATCAGTGGTCAAAGAAGTTCCCGAAGTCGGAGAGTTCACAGAGGAGAACATCTCCAAATCATATAAAGTGGAGGGATTGTGATGGATATCGGAGAAGCACTTGACTTGTTGAAGAGCGATTATGCGGTCACACGTAAAGGTTGGGATGGGAGGGGACAATATCTTAAATCGCAAAGACCTCGTACCTTGGCTGGCATCACAGACCGATATTCTGGCATTAGATTGGGAAATACACACAGGTGAATAAGATGGGCGCTAAAAAGAAGAAAGCAAATGAAGAAGACACTCTGACAATTGTCGAAGGAAACAATGAGGTCATCGCGGTCAATAACGATGATGCATTTACAAGTACTATTGACACATCTACCGGCAAGAACACAGTCATCGATGGAAGACTGTACGTCATGGATGATGGAGAAGAAGAAAGCATGTTTTATAAACGTGCTCAAGTCGAGGCAGAAATCTATCGCAGACTCCACAAGTATGATGATGTTATTCGTATTTGTCAAGAGAATCAATGGGGAGAATATGATTATGGTATGGGAAGAGCTTCACAGGTCACTCTTAAGAGCATTGCAAAGTACTGTTATGAGCTTAGACATATCAAAGACCGCTACAACTATCCCAACGATATCGTATGGCCCAAAGAGCCGGACATCGCAATAAAGTATTAAATAACAGGGCTTGATTGTATAGTTATACCCCGATAAGGGGAAAAGGGATATCCATGACAGACTATACAATCACTCCCTCTAAAACAGGGACAGGAACGATCTCGCCTTCGACAGCAACCACAGTTACAGGCGGAACTGACCAGGCAGTCGTTATGACACCAGGTTCTGGATTTATAGTAAGTGCTGTTTCTATAGATGATACGGCACTCACAGCATCAGAACTGGCTGCAATAACAGCTACGACAGGTGTCGCAACATATACCTTTAAGGCAGTAGATGCAGATCATACGATCGCAGTTACTTTTGCAGACGAGCCGGGTACTATGACAATTAACATAGATGATACTGTATTTGGAAATAAAAGAGTAGCATTGATAGGATTTGGAGGAACGTACGATACAGGTGGAATCTCTATCGGAACGACAAAAGCAGCCTTCGGTTTTGTCAATGGAGGATATCAGCTTGTAATCACAGGCGGTATGGCAAAACTGTACACTAGTGGCAGTGAGGTCGCTGGCGGAACAGATGTCTCTGGTATACAGGGACTTGTCATCTTCGGATGAAAACAGAGGGGAAATCCCCCTCTTTACTTATTTTTAAAAGCTTGACCTTGATAGGTATTTTTTGAGTTGTTTGAGTATTGCATCACTTCTTTCGAGAAGTCATCTAATTGTATATTAGATACATAGAACTCAGATTCAAACAAGTATTCTGAGAATTTAGCATAACGTATGCAATCACATGTGTGATCCTTACCACTTACAGGTTCATCTAAGAAGTTATCAGGGTCATCAGGGTCAGGTTTGAATAGATATCCTTCTATTTCTTCCTCAAATATCTTTCCGAGTTTTCCGCTGTTATCTATATAGATGTCGCTACCTTGACAGTGCGATATTCCTGCGGCCATGTTCTTATTGGCCTTATTGGCATTATAAAATCCAGCCTTATGTAGTTCTGCACCCCTGTCGGCCTCTGCATGATCATACCATATATAAGCATCAAAAGAAATCTCAGGGTCATTCACCATGAAGTCTATCAGGTCTTGAGTGAACTTATGAGTCTGATAATACAGACATCTTGCATAAGTGGTATCATTCCAATCCCTGCACTCTACAAGTACCATAGGGTCAATATATCCCCAATCAATACCATAGTAGCGTTTTCTTATCTCTTTGACCTCTACAGGCCATTCCTCATAAGGCAGTGTCTTTATTTCAGGATAGACCTTTCCGAGAGGAACACCAGGTTCTCCGAAGATATATGTTCTACAATATGATTCATTCCTCTTAGCTCTATCCAACCACGAATGAACGTTCTCCCATTTGACAAAAGGATTTTCGGTGAAAGTAGAGAAGTCTACTATAGCGTCATCCTTGAAAGGACCGCTTGGATTTCTTACGAATGTCTTAATGACCCAATTATTATATGAAATAGGGTTATAGCTTAGGAACATCTGATTCTTTCCATACCTGTTAGGTCTTCTGCAACGAGTATCCAATTGTGCGAACTTATTATCATCGAGTTCTGTACATTCGTCAGCCCACACATAGTTAATGTTAGCAGACTTGATCTTCTCAGGGTCATCCAATCCTACGAAGTATATTTTAGAATTGTTATATGGATTAGATATCTGAGCATCAGATTTATTCAGCCATTTGTGAGCCGGAATACCCCAATCCGAGAGCATCATTATAATAGAGGGGTCTCCTAAGTAGATGGTCTTCTTAAGAGCAGGCATAGTGCCTCTGACCACCCAGAAAACTGTATTAGGGCGAGTTAAGAATAAGTAACAGATACGCTGACAGATAGCCTGAGATTTACCGCTACCTGCACCACCCTGCAAGACAACAAATCTCTTAGGATTACTATCGTCCCATAAATATTTGAAATGATCTAGAATTATGATATTGCCTGAGTTGAGGTCATCGACAACTTCATCGACAGGGCGTTCATCAACATCAGGTTCGATAAATTCATCGAACAGGTCTTCATTCGCCGTCATTGTTCTCACTTTCGGGAGTGTCGACAATATCATGTGCTTTGTATTGTTCGTGAAGAGCATTCACAGCATCTGTGATAGATTTAGCTTCTTCCGGCGGACGTGATTTCATTCCATCTTTGAACTCGAATGTAATGTTGGCATTGACTCCAGCCTGAGAATCTTCACGATCTTCTTTATGCATCTTATATTTGAGGTTGTATGTCTCAGGTTCGAGAACATTCAAAAACCACTGAGCTACCCAAGGCAACTCCTCTGCACGATCATATAAGATGTTGTGCATAGTTACAATAGTGTTTCCTTTAGCCTCACACAGCCCTATAAAGAACTTAGCTTCGGTAGTAAGCCTGCTATTGAAATCTTCAATATCTTCAACACTCGCAGCTACGGATTCATAATCCTCTCTACCTTTCGCAAGTATTCTTTTTAGGGCAAGCGGAGGGACACCCGCGGCCAGAGATGCGGTGTTAAGCGAAACACCCTTTCCAACCGAGGCAAGAATGGCATTGAACCTGCTCTCATTTAATGTAGCGGGACAGAGAGGGTCACAGGTTGCGAACTCTTTCGTCACCGCTTCATCTACTGTGATATTGCTCACGTCCTTTTTGGGCGGTTTGGTCATATCAGATAAAGAGATACCACTTGTCATCCAGATTATCATTTATCAGATGTTATTTAAAAACTCGGTGAAAAGTATTTATATTATGAAGATTATTAACTGGTATGGAGCGTAGCAAAATTATCAAGTCTGACATCAAGGATTTAACCCAATGGCAGAGGGATAAGGTTGGCTATGGACGGTGGGTTTCGCTGGGGTGTTCTGATTGCTTGGAAGGACCATGTGTCTTGAAAGTGTTGGATGTTCATATAAACTATGATGACCCACCGGGCTGCATTTTAAGAGCAGATAAGACCTGTATACCTACGTGGGTATTACTTAAAGACAGAAGGGATTAATATAATTGATGATAATGAAGAATATCGTATCGAGCTTACTGAAGAGGAAAAGTTTGTTGCTGAATTGAAAGAGAAATTAGATAAGAAATCCAAAGAAGATAGTGATAAACGTTTTAGTTATAACGATACAGCACTGTGTAACAGCGCAGCTTGGACCATGTATCCATTCATGGTAGCAGTCGTGGATAAAGACTCGTTTATCGAGAGAGTATCTCAAATAGCACGCGAGATTATGGATTTGCCTGATTATCAGAAAGCGAGAGAAGCTTATCAGAATGAGCGTTCAGACTATTGCGAGCACATGTCAAAACAAGAGTGAGAGTTTTATCGCACCACTTGACAGAAAAACCATTTATCTTGTTAAATTCTACTAACGCTTGAAGTTCAGCACCTATAGGTATGTCGCGTACTCTGGGCATCGGTCTGCCCAATATGACCTCCATCAAGAGATACACCACTTCTTCTGGATCTGTACTGACAACTTCCCCGTGACATTCATGATACAGACGATACAATCCATTATATGTATATATTTTATAGAAGTCGCTCATTGATTCAAAATATATAATATAGTATATAAATATATCGCATTGCTTTTATATCACATTGAGTTTAAAATTGATAGGTATAAGAGATGCTTCAAGTCACCAAGCGTTACATGGGGTCTCAGACTCGTAAACTTCTGCCGGATACACCTTCATTTGCAGGACTTTATGGAGATATGGACTCGGCAAGATTGAATATTGAATTTCCCGAAGTATATAACACCTATACAAAATATGTAAGATTTAACGTCACATTGACTGATGCAGAGGGCAATTCTTATATTCCTGTATATGCAATGACTGATAATTCTCTGATTATTCCTCAAGAGATTTCAAATATTCATGCTACAGAGGATAACGAAGATTCTGTAATTACATTTAATGTTCTTTTATATCATGGTGACAGTTTGATAGAAACGTCTCTACCTGGAACGATATACTTTGCTACAACAGATAATATAGTATCAACAAGCACTCCATATTACACTAATATTCTTTTAAGGCTGGCGCAAGAGGCTTTCATTCAAGCTGAATTTTCAATTGATTCTATTGCAGATCGCCCTATTGTTACATTTTCAACTATTTCTGGTACAGATACACCTATCACACTTGAAGTACCCTACCTCGCATCTGGAAAGATACCCACTCAGTTCTTACCCGGTTCTGCAGTCGTAGACCTCTTTCATATTACAGACCCTTCGGAACTGACCACTTTAACTAATGCACATACACCTGATATGGCAATAGTGACCGCAGGAGCGTACACGGGAAATATCTATATTCTTACCTCAGATACGCCCACTACTGCAAGTGATTGGGCTCCGATGTATTCGGCAGTTGATGCCACCAAGCTTGCAACAATCGCAACAGGTGCGCAAGTCAATGTGATCGAAAGCATATCTGCTAATGGGGTTGCACTTGAAATTACAGATAAAAATGTTGATATCACCATTCCTGAGAACCTCTCAGACCTTAATAGCGATGCAACACATAGAACCGTAAGTGACACGCAGATATCAGGATGGGATGCGAAACAGAACGCTCTTACCTTTGATAACACACCTACACAGGGAAGCACGAATCCTGTTTATTCGGGAGGAGTCTATTCTGCAGATTCTGCATTGAGAGCCTTGATTGATAATAAACAGGACGCTCTTACCTTTGATAACACACCTACACAGGGAAGTACAAAACCCGTCACATCTGGCGGAGTTTATGATGCAGATATAGAACTTCAAGACAATATTGATACCGAAGCATCTACAAGAGCATCCGCAGATTCCACTATCATTAATAATCTCAACTCAGAGATATCGGCAAGACAAGGCGCAGACAGTACTCTGCAGAACAATATCAATACCGAAGCACAGACAAGAGCTTCTGCAGACACAATTCTACAAGACAATATCAACGCTAAACAAGACATTCTTACCTTTGATAACACACCTACACAGGGAAGTACAAACCCCGTCACATCTGGCGGAATCTATGCATCAGTTGTAGGTAAACAAGACACTCTTACTTTTGATAACGTTCCTACGGCAGACAGTTCTAATCCTGTCAAATCTGGAGGAGTTTATTCTTCGCTTGCTACCAAACAAGATACGCTTACATTTGACAGCACACCGATATCAGGCAGTTCCAATCCTGTTACGTCAGGGGGAGTATACACATCAGTTAGCGGGAAAGTAGATAAAGTTTCTGGAAAAGAGTTGTCTTCCAACGACTTTACTGATGCGCTTGAAACAAAGCTCAATGGAATTGACGAAGGCGCACAGATCAACGCAATATTTACAATGCCCACTCCTTCTGCAGATTATCTCGGAAAAGACTATCACTTTGTAGGAGAAACGGCAGGAGGATTTATTCAGAATACATTCTATACTTGTATAAGCAACGGCACAGATTATCTCTGGAGTCCTTCTAACCCAGCAGTCGCAGGAGTCGCATGGGGAAGTATCAGCGGAACATTATCTTCGCAGAAAGACCTTCAAACTGCATTAGATGCTAAGCAGAACACCCTCACATTTGATGATGCACCTACCTCTGGCAGTTCCAATCCTGTAACATCTGCGGGCATATACACCTCGGTATCTGCTAAGCAGGACACAATGTCCGCAGGTACTGGTATTTCGTTCAGCGGAACTACCATTAATCATAGTAACACAATATCCGCGGGAACAGTGGGAAGTGATACAAATGTGCCTGTTATTACATATGATGCTCAGGGACATATTTCTGGGGTTTCCAGCGCTACGATCTATCCCCCGGCGACAGCAGGAACATCTGGACAGATATGGCAGTCGCGTGGCTCAGGTATTGGAATATGGCAGTCGTTAGATGCCACCCCTATTTCAGGCAGTACAGTAGCGATAACTTCTGGAGCTGTCTACTCTGCACTCGCCACTAAACAAAATACACTCTCATTCGATAACACACCCATCGCAAGCAGCACCAATCCTGTTACCAGTGGCGGAGTATATTCTGCACTTGATACTAAACAAGATACGCTTACAGCGGGCAGTAATATCACGATCGAAAGCAATGTAATATCTGCTCAGATAGTGGTTCCTCCGGCAGGAATATCGGATACGTTCTACATGGATAGTGCTACGACACTTTCAGATACGCCCCCTGTTTCAGAAGTATATGCAGATATTGTCATGTCGGGAACAACAGGAACAAGCATAACTCTGACGTACACCCTTCCCGAAGACAGAATAATCTCACCCACCGCAACATATCAGTTCGCCTCCAATCTCAGAAATATCACTACGGGCACAGTATACACGATCACCGCAACTGCTACTTATGGTACGACAATCATTGCAACAGGAACTCAGTCAGTCACAGCGACAGACACATCAGAATACAATGTTATTGCAATGTCCAATCAACTTTCATCTAATTTGAACGTAGTTGCAACAGGAACGGTCGTGCTTACAATTACGATGTCGAAAGATTCGGCAGGAGCACAGACTGCACAGCTGTTTTCATCACCTGCAGGATATACCTCATTTACGAGAAATGGCGGAAATATCTCTGCGAATAATGTTTATGACAAAGTAGCTGGAAACAATTACACACAAGCATCTATTAATTCTCAGTTCTATTCAGATATAGCGTCTAAAGTGACTGCTAATGAGGCTATAACGGCTAATACGGCATCTTATGTGTTCCCCTCGTATGACACCAAGGGATTGACCACAGGGGCTATAAAGACCGTTTATCAGAAGTCTATCTACCTGAATGGAACAGGTATCGGTTTCATCACCGATCAATATAATTCTGATGTCACTGTCTATTCCCCGACTACGGCAGGAACATCAGGACAATATCTGATATCTACAGGCGGAGTTCCCTCATGGGCTACTCTCGATCTTTCAGGATATCAGCTTAAGAACAATTTAGTAACTGCATTTCAGACAACGCCAGACAACTCTCACTATCCCTCCGAGTTGCTGGTATACACGCAGCTTAATACGAAACAGGACACCCTCACGTTCGACTCTACACCTAC